CTATGAAATAAGAAGTACCATTTTTCTTTTTGTAATTATATAAAGAATGAAACAATGCTACCTCTGTAGCCCCAAAAAGAGACACACCTGTGTCTTTAGTTAAATAACCATTCTCAATGAAGTTCATGTTCACTGGAACACTTCTACCACGAGAATCGTCAATATCAATCTGTTTTTGCAGATTGTCATATACTGTTACAAAACTCTCTTTTTTAAATGGCATAATTAAAAGTAATTAGGTGAGTTACTAAAACCACTATCTGATATTAATGACTGCTCTGTAAACATTTGTCCAGCTCTTTGATTATCTTCTTCGTAGTTTGATTGTACTGCTGATTTCTTAGCTAGTTCTAATTCATATTTTTCTGAGTAATATTTACTTAGAGCTTCATCTTGCAAATCTTCGTGTGCACGATAAATTACCCCATACACCATAAGTTCGTGGAAGTAAGGATTAAGTGTTGGATTAACAAGATTAGTTAATGCTGGGTATGTAGGGTAGTATTTAATTATAATACTTGCAGTAGCAGTTGGAATAACTTTTATGTTACCACCTTCTATAGTTACTGCTTGGTTCTGAGTTTCTTTTTTAAAATCAGCAATAGACAATTCCCCAAAGAATTTATTATCGGTAGTGTAAGCCTCTCCATACATTGTTCCAAAGTTTTGAGGTAAAGGACCAACACCAGAAGTTAAAGCAATAGTAGCTGTAAGTATTTGGTCATTAGTAAAAGTACGTTTAATTATATCATCTTGTGATAAGTTTGCGTACAGTAAGATATTCTCATCTGTGATGATTTCACTTGTTGTTTCTAATAATTTTGCTCTTGCAAGCCTAAGTATTTCTTGGGTTGTCATAATAATATTGGGTTATTTATTAGGTTTATAATTTACCTATCTTTCCCCCTATAAAGGAGGAAAGTAGATACACTATAGCGATTAAGCAAGTGTAGCTCTAAGAACTGCACCAAGTTGGCGATTCCCAGAGAATATTTTACGTCCGTATACAAGCAAACCTTTTGCTGTAGATACGAATGAATTTGGGTCTGCTTCTGATGGAACAACAGATGTCTTCATGATTTGCAAAGCAAATGCACAATAATCTTTTGTACCAGCAATAAAGAAGAAACCAGTAGAGTTGTTACCTGAAACTAATTCAGATGTAAAGATTTTGAAACCAGCAATAGAACCGATAAGTCCTTTTTGGATTACACTATCGTAAGCTGATTGAACAGCTGGGATAAATTCAGGAGATTGTAATAGTACACCTTCAAATTGAGAGTTTACAACTAGAAAACGTCCTTCTTTTGGAGCAAGATTCTGACCTAGAGCTGTACGTAATGCAACGATTTGTGCATATACATTGCTCTTTGTAATAGCTAATGCAACTGCACCAGCTATAGAATAAGTAGCACCTGCTGAAACCAAACCACCTGTGTAGACAGGATTGTCAAGGTCTTGTATTGTGATAGATGTTCCTGATGCGAAAGAAGTAACAATGAAAGACTTAGCGATAGTAACACCATTAACAACAACTGTAACTGTTGGAGTAGTAAATATACCACCAACCATACCTGCTGTAAAAACTGTAGTTGTACCTGTAACTACACCTGTAGTAGCTGCGATAGCAACTGTACCTGTAGCATAAGCTGTACCAATCATAGATGATGCACGAACACCTTTACTCATGTATGATAATAGGTCTGTATCGATAAGTTCTGACATTTGCATTTTTGTTTTCATAGCGTAGTCTGTTATTGCAGAAATATCGTTTTGAATTTCATCGATGTCATCAACTCCGAATGAGAAGTATTTAGCTTGGTCGATAACAAGGTCTTCAGATGTAGGATTTAAATCTTGTTTAACAAGAGTCATTCCTTTAGTGTAATCAGAAAGAGAAATTCTTCCTGCTGTGCGAACACGAACTCGGTCTCCAGAGTCTTTGATTGCACCTTCGTATTTTGTGTTTGTGATACTTGTATATAGAGTATCGTTGTATAGCAATTCAACTAATTTAAGTGAAAACTTAATAGGTGTAAATGCTGCAAGGTTATTAGNCATAATAATTTATAAAATTAAATAATAATTTGTTAATTCTATAGATTATCTATGAAGTTCATTTAGAACTAGATTTTGCCAGAGTCTAAATCGTTATTGTATTCTTTAGACATTAACGCAAACTTAGCAGGATTTTCCTGTGACATTCGTGTCCAGTCTTCAAGTGAACGAGATACTTGTGGAGTATTTTCCCCAGCATTAGTACGTTCCATTTCTGTACGATTTGTTTTCTCAGCTTCTTCCTTAGCTCCAATAGCCTTTGCATTATCAAATAAGTAGATTTTTGCAACATCATTAAGAATGGATTCAATATTCACTGGAACATTGTTTACATTATAATATTTGTTTTTAAAATCATCTTTCTTTTCTAAAAGCTCAGGGTATTTATTAGAAATATTAGCGAAGGCATCATTCCACACTTTCTCATTGTAACTAGATTTAGCAAAGGCAATAGCAGGGTCTTTGTATAATTCCTCTTTGGCTCTGTTAGTAACTTGGTTAGTATATGCGATTAAGTTGTTTCGTGAATCTTCATCTAAGTCTTCAAAACCAGGATATAGATTATCTATAGGTTGCTCAGGTGTGAATTGAGCCATTTTGTCTTTTTCTTCAAGCATTTGTCTAAACTGCTTATTTTCTTCAAGGAGTCTTAAGGCTTCCCTAGAAGACGCAGCTAGTTTTGTCTTGAGGTCTATTGCAGGTGCGACTTCCTCCAAATGGTTTACAGTATCCTTCTGTTCCGTTCCGTTCTCTTGGTTCTGAGAGTTAGCTTCAGTTGCGTTAGCCCCTTGTGCGTTCTCGATTTCCTTATCAAAGGAGTTTGGGTTGTTTTCTTCCATAATGTTATTTTGCCGTTTTTCCCTTAGGAAAGGTTTGGCATATTAATTATTAATTGCCTAATAGTTGATTAATTGATTGCTCAACATAGGACTTCTCTATTAATGGGGCATCTAAGAAGTTTTTAATCTTCTTTAGAATCCTAATTTCAGCTTTCCTTATAGCGTTAGCTTCTAATGAAAGGTCTTCTTCGGTTATTCTGGAAACTGCAATGTCTAGTTCTGAATTAAGGAAATCTTTAAAGTCATCATCTGTAATTTTCCTTGTGTTAAGGGCTGCTTCCCATTGCTTATAAGTTTCTTTTTCTTCTTCATTCAGGTCTGTGTAGGAACTTAATCCTAGTTTTTTGAGGTATTTATTTAACATAATTATATAATAGGTTCACCACCTGTTAGACTTTTCTTATTACTGCTCATAATACTATCTTGTGGATTGTTCTCAGCTGTTGGGGCATCCTGTAATGGATTCAGTGGTTGTTCAGGATTCTCTCCTGCCATAACTGAAGCAATTTCTTCTTCTGTCCAATCTAGTAATTCCAACTCTTTCTTCTTTGCTATCATAATAGCAGCTGGGTTGTTGGCAAAACTATTTTTAACATACTGTATCTTTTTAAGGTCAAAGTCTGATGCTGCATCTCTCTCTGCTTGTAGCTCTACTTTAACTTCATAACCTTTCGGTGTAATCCAGTCTGTAGAAAATACATCTCTTTCGTAATATTGTCCATCTCCACCTTTTTTAAATAACTTGATTGAACCCGTTATATTAGCTTGGAACATTTCGTAGAATAGTTCTCCTAATTCTTTCCATGCTCTTCGGTAGTTCTTTGAAACAACTTGATTACGTCCTGAAGATTGCTGAAATGATAATTGGATTTCTCCAAGAGTAGCTTCACCTTTTTGTTGCTCACCTCTTTCTGTAGGTGTCTGTGCAACAGATGATTGGATTAGATTTTTTAACCAACTAATGGTTGGCATAGTATCATTCAATGGTTGAATATCCATTTGCTTAACTATGTCTGATGGGTTTCCAGGAACTCCGTACATACCAAAAGGTTTAGGGTCAAATGAACGTGGTTGGAATGTACCATTAAGTGTATTAAAGAAATACATCCCAAAGTTTCTATATGTTCTATTCTCTAAGTCTTGAGAAATATACATATTAGTAATCTTGTTAAATGTACGCACACTGTCAGCCATTCCATCAGACCACAAATCATTTAAGTCTGGGTCGCATGCCCATGTTACAATAGGTAGACGTGTTATTCCAATAGCTTCTTTAAGAGGTTTGTTTTGTAGAACAACACTGTCAGTAGCAAAAGTAATAAGATGACGTACAAATTTCTTTGTAGTGTTATCCCATACTAATTTGTAAGATTCATTTAATTCAACAAGTAAGTCTGATGCTTGGTATTGGTCAAAGTTTGATGCACCTAAGTTTTGTAATCTTTCAATTCTTTTATTGTAAGATTCTTGGTCTGTAGCTGATTGTAATATACCATGTTTAGTATCAAGGAATTGTTTAAGTTCACTCTTACCTTGTTCTGTATAATTAGGATTGGCAAGTATTTGTTTTAAAGAACGAAATATATGTTTGTGAATTACATAAGTAGCTGATTCTAAATCTAAAGGATTACAACGAGGGTCTACATCAATATCATAAGGGTCTATAATATCAATAAATATTTCCTTATTAGAAACACCTATCTTTTTAAAAGAACGTCCTTGTAGTCCAACAACTTTTTTATCTAAGTTATCAAGTATGTCTAACTTTAATTTATTGTAGTAGTATTCATAAATTTCATTAAAAACCAACTCAGCTGTTTTAGCTTTATTGCCCTGGTCTCTAGCTTCAAATTTTAGTTTTGGAGCTTCGTCTATTTTAGAAATCCATGTTTGAATTGTTTCTCTGACGATTGGCACATTAACAGGCTGTCTTTGTGTTAATCTATTAGTAGCAACCTTATCTCTGTAAAGAGCATAGTTTTCATTCCACTGATTAAAACGCCTCATCTTAAAATCTTTTGAGATGTCTTTTTCTTTTATGTGTTCTGATATTAGAATTGAATTGTCCATATATGATGCAGTATAGCACACTACTATATTTTTGTCAAGTACCTAATAGCCAAAGTCATCATAAAATGGCTCAACTCCACCTGTCTGGAAACTTCTAGTAAATTGATTCACGTGAATCTTATTTTGTGGGATACCCCAAACAGACAAAGCTAATGACATTATTGTATCATCGTGCATACCTGAAGGAACTTGAATAGATGTTGTTCCAGTAGTTTCATTAAGGGTGTATTGCATAGATTTTAATTCTGTAATAAGAATTGGGTCATTAGGAATCTTAATTCTATCTTGTTCTAATTGTATTTGTAGATTCTTAAGTAAGTCTTTTCTACTAGACCTATTAAATCTAAATGGTTCAATGTTCATTCCTCTAGCGTATAGGTCATCATATACAGGTTCTCCAACACCAGTAGAGTCTATAATAATTCTACCTTTGTTTAACCTTAAGTAAGTATTCTCTATTTTAGCTTTCTGTAAATTATAATCCATTTGATTAAATCTTTCTTGTTTGCCTACATGGAAGTCATTAAGGTTAAAAGGTGTAATAACTGTAAAGTCATTATATTTAGCCAAGTCTACCCCTATTTGGTACATAGCTAATTCTTTAGGTTGATACTCATCTGTCTTATATGTATTCTCATCTATACGTTTAAAGAACCCAGAAGCTCCTTCAATAAAACGACACATATACTCTTGCTCAAATAAATCTTGTGGCATTTCTTTGCGTTCCATTTCTAATGCTTCAGGTTTGATAGCACTTGTTACATCTGCTCCAATAACTTGTACAAACCACTCCTTAGGATTATCAAGAGCTTTCTGCATCATAACCCACGCATGGTTAGTTCCACGAGGTGTCATAACAAAAACAGCCCATCCTCCATTTTCTGCAAGAATCGGACGTATGAAATCCCATACCTCTGGTTTCATAATTGAATACTCAGAGAATACTACACCTATAGGGTTAGTACCAACAATACGATCAATGTTATCAGCTCCCACCATCTGTAAAATAGAACCATTTTTTAATTCTATTTTCATTTCTGTTTGGTTAATGTCTTTAACAATTTCTTTAGGGAAATGGTCAAGGAATCTAAACCCTGCACCATCTGCTCCATTCCATATAACCTTCTTTGATTGTGAGTATGTAGGTAGGAAGTAGAAATATGTCCCTACTCTTTCCATCATCTTCTTTGACAAATTTGCAAATACAGTTTTATCTTTTCCTGAGTTATGAACTATATAACCATTAGCAATATAATTAGAAGTATCTTCTATTGTTAAATCAAATGTTTTTGCTTCAGTATGCGTTGGTGGAGATGTTTTTTTAACCCTTCTAATGTTATTTAATTTATTAACATTATCAAGTATAAAATTTAACCTTTCCTGTTTGTGTTTTGATTTTATATCTATTCCATTAAGAAAATGAAGTTCTCTCAATGAATAAGAATATACTCTATTATTGTTTCCTCTAGGGTCTTTTTTAAGTTTTGCATGTATACCAAACTTCAATAATATCTTTTGATATTCTACTGATAATTCATAAGATATACCAGCTTCTATAACCATACTACCAGTTAGTGCATAAAAACCTCTTGGTGTTTTAGTATTTCTATAAGAAATAGAACCATCTCCTGATATTACACCAGATAAAAATGCCAACATTGATTCTTTATCAAAAGTCCACACTATCTCTGGTAGTGTATTTGATGTTTCAAAAAACTTTCTTAGAGGGTGAAAATTTGTTTTTACTTTGGTGGCACAAGTTATATCATAACCTTTTCCTTTTTTATATCTTTTTGTAATTATATCAGGGAATTGTTTAGACATTAAATATTCAAACCTACTTAATAAATCTTCATCTATATTTGTAAATTTAGGAGTTTGATTTATTGTTACACAACCATCAGTTAGAAGTAGTCCTAATATTTCAGCAAGTTCTGGGTTATGGTATGTACCAAAAGAAAGCTCTCCAGCATAGAACATATGCTTTGCTTTTTCTATTTCTTCATATTTATTCTTCTCAGTATCAATTAATATTTCATGGTTTTCTGTTGCTATTAGATTATTATAAAAGGAAACCTTTTTAATCCCATTATCAAATACTTCTAATACTTTTTTATCTACCAATTTTCCGTCTAGATACGATAAAACACTGTCCCCTATTAAGACATCTTTTATCTTTTTATATGTTCCATTTGACATTGCTATCAAGGTATTTTCCTCTAAGCAACGTCTGTGCCATACAATAAACAATCTCTTATATCCAGAGTCCCAAGCCTTTAAGAAAGGAATCTGATAGTCTCTAGGAGAATATTTATGGGGTAGGATAATTTCATTTGTATTATTTATTTCATTTGTTTCATTACTCATCATGGTTTTCCTTTAGTTGTTCTAATACTGCATCTCCTATTACACGTCCCTCTACTTCTATTGGGTCAGCATAAGATATAGATTTAACTGTAATAGCTTGATTAACATTCTTTTCTTCTGTAGTTTTAGTAGAGTAACCTTCATCTTTACCTAAAGTAGTAGCAATCTTATAAGATATATCTGCAACAATACGTAATTTATCTGTATTAACTTCTTCTATTTGCTCACCATCTGGCATTAACTTAATAGATGTGTAATCCATATCTAAAATTCTACCTAAGTTTCTTTCAGCCCTTGAAAGCATCTTACTTCTCTTAAGTTTAGCTTTTCTATCAGCAAACCATTTAATTTGAGAAATAACAAGTGCAGTGTTTGGAGAATACCCAGCCTTTAGTGCTGCTGCTTTAGCATTAGGTACACCCTTAGTTAGTCCCTGTATGTAGAACTTCCAACAAAGCTCCTGTCTTGGGTCAGGTGTATACTTGTTTGCTTTGTTAGGATTCCTAACCATTACTCCTACCCCCCTTTTGACAACTAATTGTCCTTCGTGATTATATTCCATATCCTCCTCCTTATAATCTTCTTGGGTTTTCATAATAGCACTATGATTCTCGATAATTTCCTTATCGTCTTGTGTCATCTTATTTAATTTTTATTTTATTACCATTTATAGTACCCAAGTAATCTTCTGGATTAATATTAGGTAAAAACTCAGGAATTGCCTTTAGAATATCTATATCTTTTTTACTAATAAATACATCTATTTCTTTGCCTAATTGTGTAAAAAATTCATATATAGTACTTATCTTTACTTTTTGAATTTTACCTTTAACTTCTAAGGATATATTAACCTTAGCCTTAGGACTAGCCTTCTTGACAATTCTTAGCTTTTCACCTTTAACTTTTAATTCAATAGCTTGCTTAACCATTGTATCAATATGTCTTTTAAACTCCTTTACATTATTCAGGGCGAATGTAAAGTCAATCTTCTCTAACTTTGAGTCCTCTACTTCTGTATTTTTAATAAGTAACGTACAGAACACTACCTTTAATATATGCCCTTCTTGGATAGAAGCATTTTGGATAGTAAGAGATAACTTACCAACCTCGTAACCTTCTATAATATCAGGAACCACACTTCTTATTTTTTTTGTTGTATTTCTCATATAAATTAGTATAACATATCTTTGTTTATTTGTCAAGTAGGAAGTACTAAACAAACACTAACTTAAGTGCTTGACATTTAAATTGGGATATGCTATACTAGAG